CCAACATCACTAGGAAAACGAAGTGTTGATGACGCATACTCCGAATTTTCAGTCAAAGAAGCAAGGGGTCCTTTTGCTGAACCTGGAGCCTTAAAACTAATGTCGGTAAGATTGAAAAGTGCCATTTAGTATCCTATGGAGATTTACTACATATTTATATGACATTTGGCAAAACTTATAAAGGATGGTTCAATCCAAGGCATCCCACCAAATATAAAGGTGATGCGGATAACATCGTCTATCGGTCAACATGGGAACGCAGGGTAATGAAATGGTTGGATGAACATCCGAATGTTCTCTGGTGGTCGTCAGAAGAATTGGCAGTACCATACAAGTCTCCAATCGACAATAAAATGCACCGCTACTTTCCAGATTTTATCGCCAAAATGAGGTTGAAAGACGGCAAGGTAATGACTTATATTATTGAGGTAAAGCCAATGGCACAGACAAAGATGCCTACTCAGAAAAGGAAAACCAAAAGGTTTCTACAAGAGATGGCAACCTATGCGGTCAATCAGGAGAAATGGAGAGCTGCGGATATATTCTGTCAGGAACATGGGTGGAAGTTCCTTGTGGTAACGGAACATGAACTTGGATTACTATAACCTTATCTTTAAAACGGAACACCGATACTTATAAGGTTTTGCTGCTAAAAAGAAGGTAATAATGGACTTTATTTTTGAGTATAAATAGAGTATGGCTTATTTACTAGAAAGAATCACTCAGCAGCTATCGGAAGAAGGTTTAGAACCAAGAACCAATGCAGCTAGAGAGTGGTTAAAAGCTAAGGTAAAGAATTTATCACCTCAGCGCACGGCGTTAATGAAAGACCGTGATAAGATAAAAAATAGGTCGATGTTGGGTTGTATGTATTTTTACTTTTACGACCCTAAGTTAAAGGATTCGTTGCCATATTACGATAGGTTCCCATTGGTTATACCAATTGAACGATACTCAGACGGTTTCTTAGGACTGAACTTGCATTATATCAGCCCAAAGCAACGGATTATCCTTTTAGACAAATTGAGTGTATTTTTAAATAATGATGACTACGATGAAACCACAAAGTTTCGTTTGAGGTATCACACACTTAAAAATGCCTCCAGAATTTTTGAAGGTACTCCTTGTATCAAGAGGTACCTCTACAAACACGTTGACAGTAGGTTCTTAGAAATACCTGCTGAAGAATGGGATATTGCTGCCTTAATTCCATATGAATATTTTATAGGCGCAACAAAAAATAAAGTTTACGCAGATTCTAGGAAAAAATTCTAATGTCTTTTTCACCACAATTATTTTTAACTAACATTAAAGCACACGATGGCCCGGCAAAACCTTCTAGGTTTGAGGTGATTCTTCCTATTCCAAGTTATATCAATTCATTTGTAGGTAATTCAGTTCTTGAACAATTGATTAATTTACCAAATAATATTGTATCATCTGTAACTGATATCTTTTCAGCACCTCAGGATCCAGCAACAAGAACAACCAATGCTTCTTTATCTCGTTACTTAGCTTTACAATGTGAAACTGCTGAGTTGCCCGGTCGAACATTATTAACACAAGATGTTAAGATTTATGGTCCCACATTTAAAGTGCCATATCAATCACAATACAATGATATTAATTTAGGATTTATTTGCACAAATGATTTCTATGAGAGAAAATTGTTTGACCGTTGGATAGAAGCAATTCACCCATCAGATACAAACAATATGAGATTTCCAAAAGGAAACTCAACTCGTTATATGTGCAATATCACAATTATTCAATATGATGATTTTATTAAAAAGATTTACTCAGTAGAATTGGTTGATGCTTTTCCAATTGGTGTGGCTGCACAACCATTAAATTGGTCAGAAGATAACTTTCATCGGTTATCGGTGCAATTTGCATATCAGCGATATAAAGTTATATACGAAGGTAGTTACGATTTGGCTGCAGCCGCTAGTGCTTTGTTTGGTGTTAAAGCTGCGCCTTTTTTTGATAGAGCAGGAAATTCTATTAACAATACAATAGGAAAAACGCTTGCGAAGATTTTTTAATTGATGAGGATTTAATATGTTACCTAAAATTGATGTGCCCATTTATAATGTAAAGTTATTGTCCACCGGCAAAAGCTTGCGATTTAGACCATTTACAGTAAAAGAAGAAAAACTCTTTTTGATGGCTAATGAAGGTGAAGATTTAACTACGATTGTTGATACAATTAAACAGATTCTTAATAATTGTATTTTAGATGAGTTTCAAGCAGATTCTTTACCTTTATTTGACATTGAACATTTATTTTTAAATATTCGTGCAAGGTCAATAGGAGAAGTGGTGAATCTAAAATATAAATGCAATAATGATGTTTTGGATGAAGAAACTAAAGAAGAAAAAAAATGTAATAATGTTGTTCAAATTGATTTAAATGTTTTAGATATTCATCCAGAAAAACAAGAAGGACATACAAATAAAATTCAAATTACTGAAAAACTTGGTATTGTAATGAAATATCCAAATTTTGAAACTCTTAAAAAATTTAAAGATGTATCAGAAGCGGATTCAATTATTAAAATGACAGTAAATTGTATTGATTATGTGTATGATGCCGATAAAATTTATTATGCAAAAGATTCTCAAGAGGAAGATTTAATTGAATTTATAGAATCCATGCAGAGTAAAGATTTGGAAAAAATTAAAAATTTCTTTGACACGATGCCAAAGATAAGAAAAGATGTAGATTTTAAATGCAATAAATGTGGCCACGAAGAAAAAATTGAAGTAGAAGGAATTCAAAATTTTTTCGTATAAGTTTTGGTTATGAAAACCTGACGAACTATTACCAAACAAACTTTGCTTTAATGCAACATCACAAGTATAGTTTGACTGAATTGGAAAATATGTTACCTTGGGAAAGAGATATCTATGTGAATATGCTAATGAGATATCTGGAAGAAGAAAACGAAAAGATTAAACAAATGCAAAGGCGTTAAAAATGGCAAGTAGGTTAACTGATATATTACAACAAGAATATAAAACCAGAGGTTTGATTGGTGGAACAGCATCAGCTTTTGGTAAATCTAGCCGAGAAAAAATGGACATTAGAAATGTTCTGTTTGGTGGATCCGGTTTAGGTTCAATTGTTGGTCGTAAAGTTTTTGGCAAAGGATATTCAGCAATTGACCGTTCCAATAAATCTTCAGAAATGTCATCTGCCATTTCCGGTTCTTCAAGTGTTCTACAAGAAATTAGTATTAATAGTAGAATAACTGCAAAAAATTCTATGGCTTTGCCTGCAATGGCAAGCCAAATGAATATTATGCAAAAGAATATTGCTAAGTTAGTAAAATTGCAAGGTGGAACTCCATCTACAAAAGCTCAAAGTTATTTTTCTAGTGCAAAATTTAGAGAAAATGCTTATGAAGCAACATTTAATAAAAATGCTAAAGGCACAACACCAACTATGGTGAGTAAAGAAAAAGGAAGTGAATTAACTGGAATATTAGGTTTAGTTTCTTCTTTATTTGTTGGATTGGCTTCAAAATTAGGAAGTTTTGGTTCAATTATTGCTGGATTAGTTGGAACATTTGCTGTTCTTGGAACAGTATTAATGGGAACAGTTAAATTGATTATGGGCATTATTAGTATGTTGCCTGGTGGAAAATTATTAGTGAAAGGTTTAAAACTTGGCGCTTTAGCTACAGGAGGACTTTTTGCTGCTAATGCTTTAAGTAAAGGAAATGACGGTACTGATATTTCAGGTCAATCTAATCAAAGAGGTTTTCTTGACAGAGCAGGACAAGCTGCGGGAGGAATTGGAGGAGCTGCTCTTGCTTATGGAGGTTTAAAAGCTGGATCAGCACTAGGAAACAGAGCGCCACAATATGAAATGCGACAATCGACCATTGCTGAAAAAGGTGGCAAAATGGTTAAAGCTGGAGATGTTGGCAGCAAATCTATGGGTGAAAAATTAGAAAAATTAAGAAAATTTGCTGTAAAGATAACATCAAAAAAACAAAACACTTTATTTTTTAAACTTCTTGGTGAAAAAGTTGGTAAAGCAATTGCATTTAAAGCTGTAACAATGTTTGCTAGTTTTGCAGCTGCACCATTTACTGCTGGATTTTCCCTTTTAATTACAATTGCAAGTGCTATATTATTGGGTTATGAGATTATTCAGATTTATGACGCTATATTTGGCAAAGATGGAATTGAAACAGCTTTAGATGCAATGGATAAAGCAAAAAAAACTTCCGATTCAGCAACAGCACCAGAAGCCATGTCATTTGAAGATGCTTTAATAGGTGCATTTGCTGAAGCTTTAGGACTCAATCAACCTACACCAACATCACCAACACCAGCTTCAGAAGTTTCAAATTTACCAAAAGCAGGCACAGCAGAAGCAGTAAAACAACAATCATTTTTAGGTGGCCAACAACAAACATATGCTAGTTTAGGTGGCGGAGAGTTTGGTGCAGATATGCTTGCTGCTACAGGTGTTAACGCTGACCAAGTTGATAACACCTCTCCCACTCGTGTTGGTGGTGGAGATATGGCAACGCTAATTAGAAATAAATTTAAAGCCGCAGGATTTACTGATGCACAGGCTGAAGGAGCAGTTGCAAATGCTATGGCAGAATCAAGACTTGATCCTAATGCTCATAACACTAAAGGTGAAGATAGTGTTGGCCTTTTCCAAATGAATAGAAAAGGTGGTTTAGGTAAAGGTTATTCGGTTGAACAGTTAAAAGATCCAAATTTTAATATTGATTTAGCTATAGAAGCTGCTAAAAAATCAAAAAGATTTAAAGAGGCAAAAACAGCAGAAGAAGCAACAAAAGCATTTATGATAGATGTTGAAAGACCTAAAGACCAAAGTGCTTCTGCTCAAGCAAAAAGAGTGGCTTTTTTAAATAAAACTGGAGAAAAAATTGGAGAAGCATCATCAGCTGCAGCTGCTGCCAATAGAACTCCTTCTCCATCTTCTGGTGGCAATCAAACAACAAATATTATTGGTGGCGGAAGTGGAAAACAATCAGTTGTATCATCATCAGCTGCTAGTCCATATGATACTGAATTAGCTAGACTTTTAACTCAAGGAATGTCAGCATAAAAAAACCCCGCCGAAGCGGGGTTGACTTGCATGGGATTTTGTATTACTTTGTTTCAGCAAGTGATTTGAAGTAATCCAAATCTTCATCTTCAACACCAGACTTTAAGACAACATCATCGTCTTTGAAAGGACTGATATCAGCAGATTCAGCTTTGGTTCTTACAACTTCACCATCAAAGCCTAGAACTTTATCCAAACGAGCTTTTAATTGCTCATAAGGTTTGAACTGCGACTTCTGAGTAAACTCTTTGAGAGAAAACTCTTTCTTCCACAATTCTTCTAGTTTAGCATCATCACCTTCAAATAATGGAGATGAATCAGCAAACTCCGATTTATCATAATTACGATAACCTTCAACATTACGAATCTTCAATTTGAAATTAGCACCTTCCCACATATCAAATGGGTTAACTGGTGTTTCATCAGCGAATTCAGGATTCATCGCCTCTGTAATCTTATCAAAGATTTTCTTGCCAAACTTAAACAGTTTGATTTGACCTTCATTATCAGGATTACTTGGGTCAGACACAACTAGAATGTTAGCAACATAAGACAACTTGCGTTTTTGTTTGCGAGCAATCTCTTTGTTAGCTTCAATTCCAGAATTCCATAATGTATTATTGTGTTCACAAACAGGACACTTATCATTCAAAGTGGTCAAGCAGTTATCAATAAACCAACCGCCAGGTCCCTGAAATCCATGACTGAATGTGCGAACCCACGGTAAGGCGTCATCACCGTCAACTGCTGGTGCTGGCAGAAAGCGAATGACCGCCATGCCGTTACCAGATTTATCTACTGATGGTTGCCAAAAGCGAGTATCGTCTTTTGAACCGGCTTCAGAACTGCCGGATTGAGTAGCTTCAATCGCCTTAGTAAGTTTATCCAACGAACTACGATTGCGCTTTAGGTTTGCAAATGAACTCATATGTATTACCTCGTATTAAATGTATTAAAAAATATGTGCAACTTATCCACATTATGCATAGTATATCATTTATTTATATGCTTTGCAAGTAGAATATCTAGCAACATAATAGTATTGCCAACATCTTTGTGATGAATACCTATACCTCCTGCTTCATTAAAGGCTTGAATAACATCCAAGGTATCATCAATCAGGATGCTATTTGGTGTAGCATAATCTGCCTTTAATTTTCTTCCTGCTACAACATTGACCTTCCATTTCTCAGAAAGGTTCATTCTTTTAACCCACACTTTTTTTTGAATCTCCACTTCATCATGGTATTTGTTACCGCCAGATGAAGTAAGAATTTCAACATTCTCATGTGGAAAATTGGTTGAAACATATGTTATTAACTCTGAAGCACCTGGCCACCAGTCTAAAGTTTCAAAGTGTTTGCCTTCAATAAATTTAGTCCAGTTTTTACTGAACATTTTTCTATCTCGTGCTGAACCAGGCGATTCATTAAACAACTCAATGTACCGCTTTTCAAAATTGGCAATTACGCCATCCATATCTAAGTATAATTTCATAATATAATCTTCTTTAATAACAACTTGTATTTTACAGTATCAAAGGTAAGAAAAGAGGCATACTTGGTTAGTTTTCTTCGGTAATCTGGCCATCGTATTGTATCGGTAATCTTCCTATCCCACATCGGTAAGAATTGCAGGATTGCGTTTAGGACGATTAGTGTTTCTGGTGATATCTCTTTGCGTAAAGCCATCGTTAACAGTCTTGGATGGTCTCCATTCGTTGACAATAATTCATTAGGATCTTTACAATCTTCAAAAATAACTTTACAATCATTCTCAAAGGTATACGATAGGGATTGAACTACCTTCTGCCGTAATAGGTAATTTACCTCAGCTTCAGGTTGTAATAGTGTGCCTGCCCATGCCTCACTATTCTCAAATAGGTTGGCAATTACAAAATTCTGAAATTGTTCTTTATTTGGATACTTACGGGACAGTTTATAGAAATGGTATTTGTCCCTACGATTTTCAAATGTAGTGGGACTGATATTACACTTACCATTATACTTGAAATAATCGTAATCGCTGGTGAAGTGTAATTTTAGAGTATGATATATTGAAAATGCTTCATAGCCTGTCATAGTGGCAATCTAGGGCTTTTATTCTTTAATAAATTGTTTTCCATTGCATCATTTTCAATTTTAGATTTGAGGTTGGCATTCACCAAAGTCGAGGCCACTTCAATTTCCAATCCTGTGCGCTTACAATGTTCCACAATCGCTTCAATGTAGTTGTAGTCTGTTTCAGCAACCAATTTATCAATTGCTATTGCAAACTTCATCATTTCGTCTTTAGTTGGCATTATCTATAATCAAACTCTTGGTCTGCTCTCTTGTCCTGAACCCATTCATGTTCTTCTTGTACCAAATCTAAACGACCTTCAAAATTAAAGCCGCAACCTTTTAGAAACATTTCAAATTCATTAACAATATCACTTATGGTTTCAGCCTTGAATTCAACCGTTCTTTTAGATGAAACGGCATCTGCAAAAGGCATCGCCTCTTCTTCACAAATAAATGTAAACTTACTCATATCATTTTCCTTTTCAATTTACGACATTCTTCTTTCACTTCAATTGGATAATCTACACTAATTTCAGAAATTGTGCAATCATAAATCTTCACACGGCTATATTCATATGTAAACACCGTGTGAAGAACAATAACAATCAAACATAATGCCATAGAACCCATAAGAATCACATTTTTCATAATAACCTTTCAATTATTTTTTAGGTGATGGTGACCCCGTATGACCACCTTGTGCAGCTGCATATGCAACACAAATGGTATCTGTTTGTTGAACAAATGAACAACGAACCGCAACAGGATCAACTCCCTTTGCAATGGCAGCATCAATGTTCTTTGACATTAACGCTCTATCATTTATATGATAAACTGCTATAGAAATTATTGCAGACATGAAAACAATTGCACTTGCAATAATAACACCTATGATATCTTTTCTTAAATCGTTCATATTTTTATGTCCTTTTTCATTGTTACTAAATCTGACTGACGCTTATAAAATATATGCCTGCCAATTTGTGTAGTCTTTGGCAATCCCCATTGAGGATTAACATAATCTGCATGATAGTATGTGGCACCTTTAGTAATATCTGCCATGTTCTCATAATTCATTAAAACATAAACAGCTACTTCTCTCACTCTATTATACAATGAAGTGTGTATAATTGTCAACCTTTTAGAGGTAAACATTGAATCACACATCCATGAAAATTGGCAAATTGTATTACCATTAATCACCGTTTTTTGCTTTACCACACCACAAACATCTGAACCATAGTTTCCTGAGGCTAAACGATTGAGTGTAACAAGTGCAACGGCAATCTGACCATCTTTTGATTCATGGCCTGCTTCAAAATAGATATTCTCGGCTAAACAATCAACTTGTTTCTGTGTTGGTTTAGAAAGTGCTTTATATCCAACGCTTGCAGGTATATAATACTTGCCTTCATTTGAATAAACATTTGCAGCTGTTGCTGCTAGAATAATTACTGATAAAATTATACTTAAAAGTATCGTTTTACTTCGCATACATCTCCTTTTTGTTAAGGAAAGGCCGAAGCCTTTCCGATCCATCAGGCGGACTTTTTGCTTGTAGTCTTTTGTTCTGTGGTAATGTTAGAAACGAAATCGTTCAAGGTTTTTGCCTTGTTAATGACTTCTTGTTCTGATGGGAATGGCGGGTAACCTGGATGCCTCGGTGGTTCCTGCCCATTGATTTTGGCCGTTTCACAATCTGTCGACCATTGGTTTGATATTTGTTCACGCTTGCCAAAGTAATCATCGGAAAGCATATCTCGTGCCATCTTTAATAGCTCGAGGCGAATTTCAAAAGCTGTCATATTAGACATAGTAAATCTCCTGTGTGTTTATGTGTGTTACCGGCTTTGTGTGTGATGCCGATAATATATTTAGTTAATTTTAATTTCAATCCCAAAGATTCTGATAATATTTACCAAATAATTTAAAGCCGTTTGCCTTTCGTTTTTGGTGTGCTTCTAAACCTTCATTGTCAACTTTAATTTTACTTACATATTGGCCATCTTTGTCCCATGGGAATTTTTCATCACCACATTCTGAATCGTCAAAGAATTGGTGCTCATCATCATCTTTGAGTTCTTGTTCAAAAGCCCAAATCATTTCAGCGAGAATCCAATCCCAACGCATGAAGTGTAAGCTATCGGTATCCCATTCATTCTCTTTTGGTTGTGCCATGTGGCTACGCAGATATTCTGGCACATCATCATCTTCGGTATAAGGTGCACCATGTTTGGTTTCATTTAGTTGTTTCAACATTGGCAAAATAATATGAGCCAAGGTATGATCCATTGACCAAGTATCCCAGCGGTCAATCTTTACATATTTAATTGGTGGGTGAATAAAATCTAATACTACACGGATAGAGGTACTGATAGGTGTAATTCGATTAGCCCATCGTTCAACCCATTCAGGATGATCCACATAATCTTTATCTTCAATTACGCCTTTATTACGGCCACATTTACTCCAATCAGTCCAGAAAAAAATATGTTCCAGAATTGTATATGGAGAAATCCAATGATAACGGTAGTTACTTAAATAAATTTTCATAATAGTTTATTGTATCATTAAAATGTAGCCACAGTAGGCAAAAATTGAGATGATGCCTAACTTAAAAACAAATAAGCATAAGGCAAGTAGAGGTGCTCTTAGTAGATAGATTACCAGAACAAGAGATATTATAAACAATAATTCGTAATCACCAACTGATGAATTTTCAACCTTTGTAACTGCTGGTTGAATTTCAATTTTCTGTAATTCTTTTACAGGCTCAATTTTTTCAACGAATAAAGGCATATTATCTCATAATAAAATGGTGTGGGTGTTTTGAAGAAGGCCACCCACGAAGCCTTAAAGAATTACTTCTTCTTTTCTTCTTTCTTCACTTCAGCTTTTGGTGCATCTTTCTTTGCTTCTTCTTTCTTAGCAGGTGCTTGAGCAAATGCTGTTACAGCGAAAGTTGCAGCTACGAGAGCGATTAGTTTTTTCATGTTAAACTCCAATTAAAGTTGATAATATAATCAGTTTGTCGCTATCAATCAGACCAAGATATCAAAGCAAGGATATCGGGAACTGTACCAAGCAAAGACTTACTAATTTGTGGTGAGTATTCTGTTACTAGGAACTCACCAAAACCCTAAGCAGTTTTTAGGCTGCTAATGCGAACTTATTATCGTTTGCGGTTAATTCAATTGCTTCTTCGGCCGAGTATCCTCAACCCTATCGTCTTTAGCATTGACGATTCTCCATTTTTATACTTATTACTCTGTCGAAACCTGGCACCCCCATCAGAAGTATATTGCCACAACTATAATGTGTGTTTGCTACCGATAACTCGGTTCGTCAATATACTTTTGGTGGAGGTGGGCAGAATTGAACTGCCGTCCAAAATAACTTTCTAAAAACTTCTACGAATTCAAAAAAATTATTAGAGCAATAATTGCTACAGCAACTACGCCAAAATAAAAATTAGCACGACTAGCACGGACTTTATCTACACAATTCTTATCTGGCATTATAGATAATTCCCTAAAAACCAAATGATAAAAAGTAAAGATAGGCCACCAGCTAATATCTTTAAGGCACCAATCTGTCTTTCATTTTGCTCTGGTGTGCAGAGCTTCTTCCAATATTTATTCATACAGCTATTATACACCTATTTTAGTTATTTGTCAAGTAATATTTGGCAATATACTGTTTTAATTGAGGCAGGTAAGGTTCTTTATCCCTTACAAATATCTGTGGTTTGCCTTCTTCAACGGCAATTGCCACCACCAATTTATTTATAGGTTTGCCTGTTATTTCACCAAACATTTCTGCATATGCCGAGCATTGCATGAAGTAATTAAGAATTCCATCTTCCCATTTCTCTTTACTAGAGGTTTTAAAGTCAATGACCGCCAATTCTCCATCCCACTCAGCGATACAGTCAACACGGCCAGCGATTTTTAATCCATCAGAATAAAGCGCCTGTTCTAATGAATAGATTTTACCAATATTTTGGTCTAACTCTGGCCTCAACTGTAAAAACAATTCTTTAATGTTTGGCATCATCGTTTGCATCCTCAATTCGTTCATCTCATTGAGTAAATACTTTTCACAAACGGTATGTAATGCGGTACCACGCCTTGAGGCTTTACCAGAAATCTTATTTGCTTCTTCTTCACCTACACGAGCACGCCACTCATAAATGGCTTTCTTATTGTAAGATGAAAGAACGGTTGTAACCGATGGGTATGAATTACCCTTTGGTGTTTTATACTGTCTACCGCTTTCTGTTGTTACTGCTTCTAAATCAAAATCTAATTCAGGTAATTTAATATGCTCAAATGTCATTTTTTACTTTGTAATCGTTTCGTAATTCTATCAACGTGTTTTTTAACAACCTGAGCTGTTCTTGCTTCTTTGATAGATTTCCTACCATATTTTTCACCTACAGCCGAGCCAGGATGTTTCTCTGCTACCTTTGATAATACTTCTTTGAATCCATCAGGCACTCGGTGTGAACCCATACCTGCAACACTTGACACGATAGCTGGTGCGGTTAGTATTGGTTGTATATGAGGATTTTCTTTAAGAAAGGTTTCACGTCCCGACCATTTCATAAACAATTCAAATTCTTCACCTGTTTCAGTATCAATAAAATTATAAGTTGGCATTAAGAATATCCATGAGATAAAGGTTCAACCATTTCAATAAACCATTGTGGTTGTGTTCTACTATTTATTTTACCTTTCCATGACCATAAATGACCTTTATTCATTACATAATAATTGCGATATGATTGTAATGAATCACCTGGCACTTTACAATCATCAGGCATCGCTGGTGTTGGTTGAGTAAATTTTGCATCACTTAAATTGTATGGCACAATCGCCAATTTATCAACCAAACCAATTTCTTGGCATTTATGAGTTTTACCATAGCGATAGGTATATTCTTTACACAATTCACATAGTAAACTATGCAACCAACAATAGTTATCTTTATTCTGCCTAGCCCATACAGCTGATGGATGATTAATGTGTGTAGCTGAATACAAAACTGTTTCTCTTTCATCAGGAAGAATCCAGCGTTTTACATTACGACCAGTTTTAGATTTAGCAACTGTTTCGGTGCCATCAATCATTCTGTGGGCTGTTGATAATAACTGACAGTATTCAAGTATCATCTTAATACAATGTTTGTCAACATGGTATTCAGCACATTTTGCTACATTATGGTCAAGGTAGAAGATGTTCACTTTTTAATCCAATTATAAACAACTTTGTCCAATTCTGTAAAATCATAATGTTTCTTTTTACCAAATATCTTTTTAAGCCAACTCATTACCAACTCCCATCATCTATCCAAAAGCGGATTGTTAAAAATAAAAAACCAAAACTATATGTTGCTGACTCCCAAGGATCAAGTTCTTTTTGGATCCAAGGTAAAACTTTCCAATGTAATGGGTTGAAGCTAAGTATAACACTCAACCCACTATATCTGAGGTAATCAATAAAGTTCATTTAACTTCCTTTGCCATTGATATCATGTCTAACATTCTTTTTTGTTGTTTCAGTATTTCAAAAAATAATCTTAAAGTGTTATAGGCATCAACATCAGCTCGGTGTGCTTTGCCTTCAAATTGCATTTTATAAACACCCATTGCTGATGATAAACCACCTGATGGTTTTTTACCATTGGCCAACATTCTCATTACATACCAAGTTTTCACATCAACCCATCGGCGACCAAAGTGTTTGAATTCAATGCCGTGTTTATCAAATTCATCCTTCAACTCGGTAGAATCTCCTCCACCCCAAGTTACAGGATTCACAAACACATCATTATCTTTAATCAGCCTACTCAATTCTTGACCAATATCATAGTGTGTCATGCCAAATTGTGATATATCTTCATTGGTGATACCAGTCAAATCAGTAATAAACTGATAGATTGGTTCATTGACTTTGACATACCACTTTTTAGTAATCCATTCACTTGGTTGCTCTCTTGCTGAACCAATGGCAACACCAATCTGTATAATACTTGGATTTGGTGTCGAACCATCTGGTGCATTATTGAGTTCAAGGTCAAGTGCTAGATATTTTTGGTCAAGATTCAATTGCTAACTTTCACAGGCGTATTATCTACCTTTGGTGAATCATCAAGTGTTACCTTGAATGATACGGGTTTAGCTGTTTCATCGGTTGTAGCAGGCGGAACAGGACTTATGATAACTGGTTCATTCTGCTTGTTAACTTTATTAACCGATTCTTCAAGTTCACGGAATGCTGCCGATTTACGCAAAGCCATTTCTAACTTCTTGTCATTTTGAATTTTCTCAATCAGTAACCGATTAGAATCATCTAATGAATAGCGTAATTGCACGAATGTTCTGAACCCACGGCCTTCATGGCGAATTTCAAATTGTGGTCGTTGGATGCCAACTAAATTCACTTGTGCAACCAGCAATTTAGTAGTTCGTTCAATATCACGGTTCACTCCATCTGCATTACCAATCTCTGCGGTAAAGTCTTTCATCATCGCTGATACATAAGATGAATATTTTGCGGCTAACTCACGCTTTGCCGATAGCATCGCTTTATCAACCGAGAATTGGAGGTCAGCAGAATATTCACTTGATACGGAATACAAAGCATCATCTTTTGGTTTTTCCATGTACCAATCTGGCATACGAACCGAATCGCCAGTCTTAGCACCTTTACCAAATAGTGAACTAGAATCCATAGCTGTTTTAGGTGGGTTTGAACCACAAGCCGACAACATTACTAATGGAACTAATGCTACTAATAACTTCTTTTTCATAATATAAATTACCTTAAAATATTAATGTGCCTTGTAATCACTTTTCGTTGACTACTTGGTATTTGAGAGATAACAAACTTCATTTCATTTTCGGTATAACTATCTTTCAAATTCACATCATTGGTCACAAACAAAAACAACAACAACTCTTTTGATTGCACTTGCCCTTGAGGAACTTGTGCTTTCATTCTATATGGTTCGGATGGTAACACAAAATTACTGTTTGGTGTGGCAATCCATGTATTCAATACTCTATTGTAATTGCCGTCATAATAATTATACAAATACAGATTGCCTTGTTTGTTTACCGAACCGTTAAAGGTAATATCTGCACCATCTTTCAAATTAAAACTACCACCAATGATAAACTTTATGTCATTGTTCAATTTTTGAACATCAGCGTTTATCGTTACCACACAAACTTTATAACCACGCTCTACTACGATATCTCTTTTGACATCCGATATTGATTTTATATGGCCTTCAATTTTGTTAAAGGTTTGCCGATTAAACTTGCAATTTTCACTTTGACAATTTTCTTCAATCATGGCATCCACATACTCACCATTAAATTTGATTAAAGCATTTTGTTTAGCATTTTCTTCTGCAAATTCACAAGCAACATTCTCTGCGGTCTCGGGACCAAAACGATGTTCACCGACACCTATTATCGCATTAGCATTAAATGCTAACATTAAACCAATTATCGCTGTATAGGTCTGCAAACGGCATGAAGCTTTGAATTTACTTGTTTCAATGCCTTTGTCATTCTGATTTGAGATTCTATACATTTTTCTTTATTCACAAATTGGTCATGCACATTGTAATTTGTTGGCATACCCAACCATAATACTAATGCCCATGTGTTCATAATATACTCGACCAAGTTTTCAATTTGGTTATTTTTCGTTCAGCAGCTTTTGCTACCTCGTCAATGTCAATAATATTATTATCACCCATCAATTTAATCATCGCAACTAAATCACCAACTTCTTCAACTAGTCTGCTACGATTGTTAATGCCATCTTCTGGCCACCGAGATTCAAAACCAAAACGAAAGATTTTACTAATTGCTTGAGTAACTTCTGCACACTCCTCTTGAGCAATTAATAATATTTCTTTTTCTTTATTGTTCATCTTAATGTATTCTTTACTTTGAATTCTTTCATGGTGTAGTAATCAACCAAACACCGTTCTATGTGTGTAATTAAATCCGTTTGGGCATTGCCTTCAATTACAAATCTAACTGGACAATATCCCCATGTTTTACGCTTTACAAAGTCAGCATAGTATTTTCTATGTTCATTATTTGAAGCATCAAATACCATCAGAGGCCGTAAACTTAAACTTAATAAACTCATAATAATTTCACTTTGTAAATGTTAGAAAAATGCTAAGGGACACTCAAGGCGCTTCACAGCGAGCTATCGTGCTGTTGTTTAAGGGTGAGCGAAATTCGCCTGTATGAGCACTTTAAATGCGGACGATCCATTTTTACAGTATCATAGATACTCGGCATCTCCGACTTACAAGCTCGCATGAATTTCCGCAACTCTCCCATTAGCAAACTGGTTACTCAGTAACTTCGGTTACTGTCATTTCTTCAGCAACTGGTGCCTTAACTTCTTTGGCAACTTCGGTTGCTTTCAAGTCTTTCAACTTGCCAACTTGTTTAGCAGAAGGAACATACCCAGCGTCTAACACACCAGCACGCTTCATGTAGTCCTTAACTTGGTCAACATTCATCAACTGATAACCAGAAACTTTACGGCCATCTTTGATTACTTTAACAGTACCATTGGCTTGGGTCTTGATATGCCACATATAAGTGGAAATACGATACATGAAAATCTCATGCCCAAGGAGAGTATTAATCTCGTCTTTTGTTACAGGCTTGCCAGAAATCATTACTGTCAATAATTTTTGGAAAGGTTTCAACTTCATTTTTTTAGCAGGTTTTGCCATCACATAACTCCATTATCAATTAAAGGAACAACCATTATACTACAAATATGCCTGAAAGTCAAGCGCTTTTTCGGTAATGTTAAGCTGTTTCGGCAACATTACAGAAATCTACAAATTCGGGTAATGATCCAGAGAATACCACTTCACTCTCATAATCACCACTTATACCGAAAAAATTACAACCACAATAATACACTTCAATTTTGAATTGACCATCAACATTCAAAATGTGGTATTCATAATCTTGACCACAATCTTCTGCGGTTACAGGATACAAATAAAATCCACCAGATTCTTTTTTGAAATTAGCAACTAATTGTGCAGCCAAATCGCCCATGCCATTAAAGAATTTGCCTTCTTCGCCAAAGCGTAAGCCATTGACAATTTTACCACCAGATAAAAACTCGGCCAACTCTGCACCGTGGCCAGATGGATAACCATCAAACTGGCGGTACATATTCACAATTGGTTCGGCTCTTTCGCCTTTTACCGATTCACTATACACGAATGTTAAACTTCTGGTACCCATAATAACTCCTAATAATTATAAACTGAAAATGCTATTGCATCTTCTTTCAAACAAGTGGACTGTTTACTATTCCAACCACGAAAACGAGCAGAAGGAACATTAAAACGGGGACCACGATATCTAATCTTAAAAAACTTACCTTGATGAGCCATCACTTTACGGAATTCAGCAAGATATTCAATTGGCACTCGGTGATAAATTGCACAAACACCAGATTTTTTAAACTGTTCAAAATTAACCATAATCCACCATCATATCTTCAATTTCAACCCATTCATCTTCAATACCATCAGGGATTTGTTTTGCAACAACCGCACGATAAGCTTCAGCATCTTCAATATCAGCAAACGCTTTCAAATTCATATACCCATTTTCGGGACCGAATGATTTTACAATATAAACTACTTGCATATTAAGCCGCCTCTTTCATTACATTAATAATAGGAAGATATTGCATACCTTCACCAATTGGAAACTTCACAAAGCCAGAGGTATCTTTTTTCGCTTTACCTTTAGCATACAAACCAATAATTGAATTCTTTGGATCCAAAAACCGTAAATCACTTTCATCACCATTGAAAACGGACATATTGTAATTAAAGAATTTGTTAGGCATTGGTGAACCTTTTTTAATACCAAACACGACAGCAATATTCATGCCTTGCTTTACTGCTTCTTTACAATCAAAGTAATTACCATCAGCCATTGAAAATGTTAAATGGTAATTTTTGAAGTCCGCAATTTTACGACCAAGAACCTTGGTATAATCATAAAACTGGACATTAGGAAAGGCAGTAAAAATGTTACGATATAATTTTCCATCACGAATAACCTCATATTTTTCCCAAGATAAATCACTTGTACCGTTTAATCTGAAAACAGGAATTAAACCTTTTTTAGCAGATTGTTTAATTGCTAACTCAATATCAGCAACTAATGATTCCATAAAAGCTAATCGGTTTTCATAAAACATTTTGGTTTTGCGAATACGAGCTTTTTGAATAGTGTTGGTGGTTTCACCTTTTTTGAACATACCGCCACGACCAGCGGTATTCAAGCAAGCTGCCTTGCAACCTGCTGTCGCTTTAGGACAGGTGTTATAACCAGATAAGTCAGCTGGTGCCAAATGTAGAATGTAGGTGTTATAACCTTGCGATAAACCTTTTAATACTTTTGGGTTACCAGTGCTTAATAATTTCATAAATTTGCTTTCTTTATCAACTCAACAAAATCCATTATACACGAACCACGGCAGGAGTCAAGGGCTTTGGCAACTATTTTTGGGTTTGTTGCATGGAAACAACAGGCGTAAGCTCTTGATTCCATTGACTTTTTGTAAGCTCTTGATTCCATTGACTTTTTTATCTCCGCATATTGGCTTGGTCTTTTGCTTCTTCATCCGTGAATATTGGCACAGCATTGGACTTGTGTAAGGTACCAATCCCTTTCATCTTATCGCCAGTATAGACATTGCCATGTATTGGCTTTGTTGCGACACCTCCAATCGTTTCCAACGAATCGTAATGTGGTGTTTCACGGACAAATCTTTTACCACTTTGCAAAGCCACAATATTTTTAGTGCCAGGTTTACCAAAATTAGGTTTTAGTTTTTCTAAACTGGTAAGCCATTCTTGGTACTGTTCTTGTTTTTTTGCCAATTGTTTTTTTCTTTGCATACGCAATTTTTTAGGCGACCGATTGTTTACATAAATCATCATAATTTAGCCCTCACCGCTTCAGCGTGTTTACATTTACCACGATAACCAAAACCAATACAAGAACAGGTAATACTAGAACCTGCCACTTCAATCTTATAATCGTGATTGCCAGATTTCACTTTGAAAATGCGAATACCGACTTTTGGACTATAATCGTGTCCATCATCTTTTGGTATTAGTTTGGATAATTCAGAATGATTAACCTTGATAAACTTACGATACCGCTTATCTAATTTAATCGTTTTTGATTTTGATTCTATTACTTTGCCATCACTAGCACGAGCATGGGCGATAATGTTGCCCTTAGAATCAAGTAAGTAAGTATGGTTTGGAACTGAAAAGTCCGACTGCCATACAGTAATTTCTTTTAGTATTTCACTCATACCCACCATTGTAACATAACTGGTGGGAAAGTCAAGCCCTAGTGTTGCTTAAAAACAACAGCGTCCAAGTCTTATCCCTTCAGGAGCTGCTGGTCGTTTTCTTCCCGCATTTCTTCTTCAAATGCCATTATCTTCAAGCGGTCAAGTTCCTTCTTTAAGCTTTCAATGTCACCAGATTGTTGGTCAATACGCTTTTGTATTTCAACAATTTGATCCATAAATTGTTTAACTGACATCTTCTTCCTCTTTCTTCAATAAGCGATAAGTTGCCTTATCATGGTGCTTCGTGTTTTTTTGCCTAAACTCTTTAAGAGTATCCTTATCAGAGTTTTTTCTAAATTTGGATTTCTTTGGTTTTAGAAATTTCTGCCCGCCGCCTATCATCTTATTACCTGTTACAAAATATGGTCTGCTACACCGAATTCAACCAATTCTTCAGCCGTCAAGTAAACATCACTCGCTGGTAGAAGTTTGGCTTTTACTTTACTTGGTACTAGACCTGTTGCTTCTGTTAAAATATCAACCATACGCTTATTCAAATGTTCGGTTTCTTTCATCGCAGCTTTGATGTTATGATATTTGTCATCCATAGAATCGGTAAATTGGTGACACATAATACTGGTGTTTTTTGCGACATAGCGTTCACCTTTATCACCAGCAGCGAATATTAGAAAGGCTGCACTCATTACATTACCAATTGCAATAGTGCGAACCACGAAATTAGAATTTTGCATTACATCAATTAAACCAAAAGCATCGGTTAAACTACCGCCAGTTGAATTGATATAGATTGTTAGTATTTTTTCTGGATTGGAATTGTCCATGTTTTCATAGAGCAACCAACGGATAGCCTTCTCAACATTTTCATCATCAATTTCACCCATTAGAAAATGAGTATGATTTTTAAGTAAACCAAGACCAATGATATCTTCAGCGTCAATTACCGAATCGTCAAGTTTTTTATTTGTCATTTTTTAGATGCCAATCATATGCTGTTTGTAATATATCCATTATATCATACCGAGGCTTGAATTGCAATACTTTTTGAGCAAGATTGATATCGGCAACCAGAGAATTAGGGTCACCTTGGCGGCGAGATACTACGGTATACTTTACAGGTAGGTTAAGTTTGTCTTTTATTAAGTTAATAATTTCTAGGTTAGAGTGACCTTTGCCTGTTCCTAAATTCATTAATACCGATTGCCCGCCACCCATGAGGTATTCTAACCCCGTAATGTGTGCCTTTGCAACATCGGTAACATGAACATAATCTCGGATACAAGAGCCATCCTCGGTGTCATAATCGTCACCATATAATTCAAAGTTATTTAGATTCTGAAGAATTCTAGGAATTAGATGTGTTTCTGGTTCATGGTTTTCACCAATATCCAATTCTTCATCGGCACCTGCCAAATTGAAGTATCGGAATATCATATAATTGATACCAGATTGTTTTATTGCATTTTCAGAAGCCAGTTTACTTGCTGAGTATGGATTGTGGTCAAATGTAACATTATCCATCTCTGAAATTGGAATGTCAAATAACTTATTGATTCTGTCTGGCTTGTAAACACCAGCAGTAGAAGAATACACAAAATATTTCACTCCATGCTTTTTCATGGCATTGAGTATAGTGCAAGTTCCGCCAGTATTTACTTCCCAAAACTCGGTTGGATTCTTTATTGATTCTCCAATCTCAATTCGACCAGCCATGTGAAAGACAGCATCAATTTTAGTTTTGAGAAATAGATAATTGATTACTTCGTGGTTACGAACATCAATATATTGAAAAACATCATAGTAAGAATGCTTTGGCCTGACAATATCAATCGCAACGACATTCCATCCAGATTGCTTGAGATATTTACACAAATGACTACCAAGATAGCCAGAGCTACCAGTAACTAACGCAGTTTTCATTATACTAAAATCTTTATTCCTGGTCCCACTTCAAGTTCTTGCGTAGGTTGTTTTGCAATCGTTACCAATTTTTTACCAATTTTCCATGGAAATTGACCATGGTATTTTTTCTCATTAGCAGCGTTACCTTGGCCAAAGAAGTCTTTATTGACCGAATTAGGATTGCCATCTAAACGATAACACGCTGTATGAGCATTGGTACAATCAAATTTTGGAAATGCCTTACTTATCGCAGAAAAAAACTGGCGGTCGGCACCCCATTGGCCGTACCAAGAATGACCGACACGAACAGCGATATCCCGCCTAACAGCAAAACAACTGGTGTCAATATGAAACACGCTATCATTAAAGTAAACAGGCCATTTGCCCAGCGATTCGCAGTTATCATCGCAAATATAGTTTCCATCTTTGTCATAAATTTTTCTAAGAGAATATGCCCAATCATTACCTTCCTCAATTTTCTTTACCAATTTTTCTATATGGCATGGTTCAAACCAATTATCTTCATCCAAATAACAAATAATGTCAGCGTCAACAAGAAAAGAACAGGCAGCAAATACTCGGTGCCCATACCATCCTTTTCCAACATTTTCTTCTAGCTCAACAACTTTAACCTTTGTTGCACCTTCAAGCATTGTATCAACGGCAGGTTTATATTGATTGCCGTCAATAAAAATGTAATGTGTTAAATCTTTATAGGTTTGTTTATCAACAGAAGCCAAGCAATCGGCTAATTTTGAATTGCCAATTGTTGGCGTAACTACTGCTACTTTCATAATCAGTCCTTAATAGGAATATCAATATCAGGAAATGCTTCTTTAATTAATTTAGGTGTAAGAAATTTAATAGCAAGGTCTTTTCTCAACATCCTAACCAACAAAAACGATTCATCTTTATGTAGTGATTCTAAAATGACCAATAGTAAAGACGATTGTTTTTTACCCGTTAATTCTGCTGGTCGCAATTTATGGTTCTCAATGAATCTATACATTTTTGGTATTTCAGTATCCAAATAAACAAAATTTAACCCAGCAGGTTCAACCGCAGGTCGATAGTTTGGAATCTGAACATCAAATTTAACATGAGGATTAAAAGCCATAATTAAGAATTGCTTAAACCTCTCGTCCCCGTTCCTACGCAATATTTGAAGGCGTTCTTCTTTAGTTTGTGCCTTTTCAAACTTATCCATTATCTCAGAATATAATAACTCAGAACTCATCTATGACCTCAATTAAATTTTTCAAACGATTAGCAATCATGTAATTCATAAACTCTTGCCGAGTATGGCCTTTCGCATTTTCATAGGTATCTATGATACTTTGTTTAAGAGTTTCTGGAATCTGTGTTAAATCAATTAACATTTCATTCCGCTTAAAGTTCCGTAGCATTTCATCATTACAAAATTCACTAGGGTCTTGGTTCAACCAATTGATAATCTTCGCTTCAGTAATAGGTTTCTGCCTACCGCCCTCAACAAATACATCATCTTTGGTTAGAATGTTTGGAATGCCATCACCTTTATCACCACGAATAATCAACTGTTTCAATTGTAGTGCAGGCAATGGTTCTTTGAGCATCTTCTTTAGGATCGGTGAGTATTGCTCAACATTAGGGAACTTTTGCAATTGTGCAAAGTCTTTATCAGAGGAAAGAATCATTACCTTTTGTGAAGCTGCATATCTTGTTGCCAACACAGCAATCACATCGTCAGCTTCAGCAGTATCAACATCCAATACTTTGTATGGTGAATGGTTCTTTAACTCATCACGGATTTTATTCAATACTTCAAAGATTGAACTCCAATCGTGACCAGAAGATTGTCTTGCTTTCTTACGATTGGATTTGTAGTTTGGAAACACATCACGGCGCCAATACTTTTTATTGTCGCAAGCAATCACAACTTCGGGACCATGTGATTCTTTGAATTTCTTCACATAGGTACGAATCGTGTTCAAAATCATGTGGCGAACCAAACTCTCATCAACGGGAGTTTTAGAAGAACCAATCTGTTCCATCAAGTTGGCAATTGCCACCTGATTAAAGTCAAATAATATCATGTAACCATTCTAATGTATTTTGTTACTAAAAAGAGGCGAACTTAGCTTAGTTGCCACGGCATCAAAGATTAAATCCTCTATTTCTTCAATCTCGGCATAGGTTAATTCTTCGGCAGGCAATTCACCTTGCAATACTGCCCATGCTATTTTTTGCCGTTCTTCGGTCATTTACTGTCTTTCGTTGGAAATGGCCATGCGGCCATACCTGTTGTTGGATCAACCTCAAATACAGGTTTATCCCAATGTTGAAAATATCTATTGTGCAATTCTTCCATAATAGTCATCACTTGCTCAGTATTTAATTCTGTATCTTCTAAGCGTTCTTCTAAATCTAGGATTTCCCATTCATCGTTTTCTAAATCATGCCATACCCAAATGCAGACTTCTTCTTTTGGTCGGTGAATTAATGCCCATGGTGTGAACTCGTGTTCGGGAAATACAAAGCCTTCGGTCAATGCATCTTTGTGAATAAAGACAGCAAATGATTCCATGTTTTTATTACCACCTTCAACATATTGGTAAAGCGCACCCTCGCCTGTTTCAAGGTCACCATAACCATCAAAGATAATTTTCACTTCTTCAACACTTGAAATGTTTTCACCAATCTCCGATCCTTCATCAGAATCGTGGTACATCGCATCCAAATGGTGTTTTAATAATTCTTCAAATCGTTCATAATCATAAGGCATAATTACTTCCTTCTTTTTGGTTTTTTCACCGCTTTTGCTTCATTACCAAGTTTCATCGCATCTTCAATAATTAGATTACAGAATGAAACCAACTTTTTTAATTCTACCCTTGAAAAATTAGAATAACCTTCTTTTAATTCTTTATCATCGGTATCCAAAACTTCTTGGAATTCATTTCGCCTTCTCTCAAAGATTGGTACCAACATTTTTGCGTGTTTACCTTTAACACGACCATGCATTACACCGTAAGGAGATGGAATCTTGGCAAACTTAGATAGTATATAATCATCAATCGCACCCTCAAGGTCTCCTGCAATCTCGGAGACTTTTTCTTTCATGCGGTCTTGAATGGATACTATGTAAACATCTAAATCGTCCTCGACTTCATCCTTATCGTCCTTTGACATCAACTCAATGACCTTTTCTCTGGTCTGTTGAGCTAACTCATCACTAACAATTGTTCCTCTACTAATAACTCGGCAAAGAAAACCAGTTACCTGAAAACTCTTGCTTGTATCAAGCTTGCCTTTAATCTTATTCTTCTTAGCATACTCGGCAATATATTTTGCTGAGGCTTTGGCATCTTTATTGGCGTTATACCAATTCAATACAGAAGCAATATCGCTTTGAGATTCAATTTTTACATAATTTGGTTCGGTAGCATTTCCTAGTATAGAACTAACTATTGCTGCCTTTCTTATTTGCCCTGCCATCTAATAGTTCCTCAAATGTGTATTTACCGTAAGAATCAATGAACATAATACCATCTTCGGTTTCATTTAATGTCTTACTTATACACTTAGCCGATTCAATCGCATCTTTTGCCGTTTCCAACACGGCACAATTGCCGAATATTTTCTGTAAAACCTCAGTTTCCAGATTATAATTCATGTTATCATCATTATAGCTGCCAAAGAGGTAAACAAATTGGTCAGAGGCTGAAACCCGATAACCGTCTTTGGTTACCATCACATAAATTCCACTCATCATGTTTCCAGTATCACATATTCACCAAAATACTTATCAAAAACCTGTACCAGATTTTCATAATCACCAGACTTCATCTCTGCCAGAATCGCAGAGCTATCAAGCCCAAATTTTCTTGCATTTTTCTGAGCAAAACCCATTAGATAAAAAGCATTACCTTGGGGACCAGTTAAATCAATAACCAAAGGGCGGTCAATTTTATCAACAATCATTTTTTCTCCATAATATA